AATGCCAGTATATAGCTCATTGTAAATAGCCATATCATAAACAGCTTCAATATAAATCGGAGCTGAGCCCATAAGAGGGTCCTCCGGGAATATCTTATAGAGATAATCCGGGTCAGAAGGGTTCATTGAAACGTTATACGTAATGGTTGCGCTTTCGCCTGTAACTGAACTATCCTTATATGTGATTTCAAGAGCAAATTTACCGAGATTGACATCAATGTTCTTGTTGCAATCAAAGCCGCCAAAACATACAGGACAAACCTCTACTTTGTCACCTGTTATTTCACAATTTGCACCATACACATTACCGGTATAAGGCTTGATTTTGATGTCGGTAACAATGTCATCCGGAAATTCTGATGAATCAACACAAATTCCCTGCTGGGTTGTATCACCAGAATATGTCTTCTTAGAACGGAGTACTACAACCGGAAGTTTACCCTTTCCAGAAACCTCAGTGCATCCTGTTGTCCCGGTTGCACCTTCTTCTGCCTCTTGTGCTGCGATAACCCAAGCCTTACCAGCCCAATAACCAGAAAGACCAAGAACACGAACGACTTGAAGCTGTTTTGACTCCTCAAGATATGCCTTAGCGACATACGGGAGCTCATATTTTGGATAGTTGGTTCCTTTAAACTTGATTGGGGATGTACCGCCGAAGTAGTCAATGAAATCATCCCAGCTCGCAATTGAAATCGGCTGGAATGCGGGACCCTTAAGGGTCTCACCAGCTACGCCGAGGGTTGTGATACCCAGACTTTTAGTGGAATACTGAATGTCTCTTATCTCGGTGTATACACCAGGAGAAACATGACCACCTCTTGCATCGCTTATCATCTTAAACTAATCTTTTTAACTTATTATTTTTCTATAAATAGTGGCAAATAGCCGAAAATATATCACCCACCATTTTTATTCTCTTACAATGATTTCCTCTCTATATTGTTCTTCATCAGGGTCTTTTTCAGAAACAATACTTTCCTTTATGAACCCGTTAAGGACAATTTCAGCCGGTCTGGCCTCCCTCTTCTTGATAACCTTGCAAATTTTAATCTCGTCACCATTGTGAAACTCTATATCCTCGAGTAGTTCGCCTTCAACGGTTTCGGCAACTGTATCACCGTTAACCTTTATCTTATAGTACCTTGCATTCTTTGAAAAAGACATATTTGCCTTCATAAGAAAATCAACATCAAGTGTAAATGTCAGGTTTGAGTCACACGGGTCAATTCTTATGTTGATTGAACCATCACGATAATGGTACGGTTTGTCATCTATACATTCATCTGTTTCTGTCAAAATTGTGTGTATATCAGCCGGTTCGTGCCTTCCACCAACGTCAATGTTCGCATAACTGCCCTCGCCTTCAAGGTCAAACCCAATAAAGGCAAGTCTCGGGACCTCGTGCACAATGAAACTATCCTCGGTTATGATATATGCCCTTACCGTAATGCTGTAAGACTGTGAATAATACTGTCTGTCATTGATACTGTACTCACTATCATCACTTATGTCGTTGAGTTTCATTGATATATAGTGTCCATTAGGGCGTATATATGCTGTAATTGCCTTGAAACGGTCATTTACAATGGTGTTGAATTCATTCAGAAGTTCAAATTTATTGGTGAATACACTTACCTTGTATATCAAATCAACCGCAAATGGCTGTTTCATACGGTATTCTATGTAATATTCCCTATTGTTCTTGTCGGTTGCAACAAGTCTCTTCATCAGCCACGTATGCTCACCCGGGATATTCTTACTTTCCCCGTTTATCGTACCGCTTTTTGGATTGTTTTCCCTGGATATTGCCTTGAAATTGAGTATCGGGTTCTGGTTTTCATCTGTGAACTTCCAGGACTGCATATATTCACTGAACCTTTGGTTTGAAAAGAGTGTCATTGTCGGGAGTTTTTGTCCCTCATACGATATTTCAAGACTTTCCTCCACCCATTTCTTGAATTCACGGTCTATATCCTCGTAAGTCAATGGGTTAGGAAACGGACTACCATCCTTAAGCTCCTCTTTATCAAAGTTGAGCCTTAGTTCTTTCGGGTCCGGCTGATTGTCGTACCCCATAAAGTTCTTAAAATTCCTGCTTCCCATAACTTTTAACCATTGAATTCTATCTCATCTGCCGGTGCTGCCTCAATTGTCCTGTAATATGGGGCGACACCGTAGATTGTATTCTTATTAGCGGTCATTCCAACCCTTCCATCGTTTGTAACAGTAAAATACTCCATTCTTTGTGGGGTTATCTGTACGCCAATATAATCACCACGCTTAATATCTATATCAAGTTCGTCAAAAGTCTTCAATAACACACTGAAAATCAACTTTCCTGGTTTTGCGAACATACCTTTCATTTTGCTTTTTTCATAAGATTGAAGTTCCGCTTCCTGTATCTCATAAACACACGGAACTTCAATCGGCGGTAGGTAACGAATGGCATCCTTGTCTGCTTCTTTGTAAATATCGTTAACTTTTGTCTTTGAAAGGTCTACTTGATAGAGTATAACTGTCTGATTTGCATCTTGTTCCAGATATTCCATAGCGAATTCCATTTCAAGATTATACTCATCCCTTCCGAAGAACTTATGGTTCCTCTTGATTGGTGTTTTCCTCTTCAAAGTTGTATTTTGAAACTGTAAATCCATCACAAATAAAGCCTATTTTGTTATATAGATAAATATCACTTTCCTTGGATAAAGTAATCATATTGTATTCTTACTTAAAGAAAGCTATAGTTATTAATAATATAATATTATATATAATATATCTTAAAGAACCTTAATATCTGTTAAAGAAAAATAGTATTTAATACTAATTTGCTTTTTAACAATATTTTTAGTATCTTAATAAGAGATAATATAGTTAAAGAACAATGACTTATACAAGCGTGAAGGCTCAAAATGAAGCAATTGAAATATTAAGGGGGTATTCAGGTACTAACCCTTACTATCTCATGCTCAAAAGAGATGTTATCCTTAAAGGCGACGTCAAGAAACTCAATGCCTTCAATGTAGAGTATATCATTGAAAATCAAAACTTTGTCCCGAAACAGATTGGAAAGACCATTAAGATTGCCGATTGGTATGGCTTGAAGAAACAAGAGGATTGGGGTACGGAATTTATCCCTCAAAAACTCAGAGTTGTTAGTCTTTTAGGGGAAACAAGCACGACTTATCACTGCTATGTTCAATATAGACAGAGCGTAGACCCAGTTATGGCTTTTCTTCCCAAAAAAGCGGTACTTACCAATTTTACATTACCAGATTGGCACGATTATCCGGTTGATTTTGACCGCTATGATAAACTTTCAATGTCAAAAGACCCGAACAGAAAATTAAAACTTCACCAAAAAGACGGTATCAAGTTCCTTCTGGCGAGAAAGAAATGCGTCCTTGCTGATGATATGGGTTATGGAAAAACTTGTGAACTTGCTGTAGCCGCCATTGAAGGAAATTTTGATGCTGTGCTCATTATTTGCCCCGCTTCAATCAAGTCAAACTGGAAAAAAGAGCTTATGTGGTATGTTCCAGAGAGGGATATTACCATAATTGAGTCATATCTGGATAAAAACAAGGGTGAACTTGAAAGATACCTCGGTTATAAGGAGGGTAAATCATGTTTAAGTTTAACTGAACTCCAAAACGAGGCGAAAGAAACTGGAAAATGGGGTGAAAATCGTTTTGTCATTGTCAATTATGATATTGTCAATGAGTTTTATGAAATTCCAGCAACAAGAAGCAAGGAAAACATTGAAAAGGCTTACAAAAACAGCCCGATGCTCCAATATATAGCAAACAAGAAGGCGTTGGTAATCGTTGACGAAGCCCATAGACTGTCAAACACGACGGCTGACAGATATAAAATCATAAAGGACCTCATAAAGAGAGGAAACCCGGACAGTGTTTATCTGGCAACCGGAACCCCAATTACAAACAACCCACAAAACTATTTTAATCTGCTCCAACTCATCGGTGACCCTGTGGCTGATGATAGGGAATATTATATGAAGCGTTATTGTGCGGCAATAGAGATACCGAGAAACGCAAAGGAAAAAGCTAAACGCGATGCGATAAGTAGAAAGTTCATTGCAAACAGGGGTAAGTCAAACTGGTATGAACTTACGGACAGCGAAAAAGACGAACTGCGTGAAATCGTAAAGAAAAGCGTACGCATGTTGACCATTCCAAACGGAGAAAGTAACCTTGAAGAGCTTAAGGACCGCACAGCCCACATTTATCTCCGCCGTGTTAAAGAAGACCTGCTTGACCTTCCAAACAAGACGGTGCACGAACTGTTCTACGACCTTGATATGGGACAGATAATGGAATACAACCGGCTCTGGGAAGAATATGAGGCAGCACAATTGGAAGCCGACCCTACGAAGGACCTGAACAAAGAACTTTTGGAGGGTGCAATTTACCGCAAGTACCTTTCAAACCAGATGGTACCGAATACAATCAAACTTGCCGACTCGTTCATTGAAAAGGGTGAAAAGGTCGTAATTGCCTGTTGTTATGATGAAGAACTGTATACGTTGAAAGAGTATTATGGCGATAGATGCGTAATCTACAACGGTAAAGTATCTGCGAAGGACAAGGATAAGAACATTGAGAAGTTCACCGATGACCCGAATATTATGGTTTTTATCGGGAATATTCAGGCAGCTGGCGTTGGAATTACTCTATTGGCTTCCCATGTACTAATTTTCAACAACATAAGTTTTGTCCCTGGCGATAATCTCCAGATGCAGGACAGGATTTTCAGGATTGGCCAGACAAAGGACGTAGATATTTACTACCAGATTTTCAAGGACACACAATATGAGAAGATGTGGAACATAGTTCTTCGTAAATCATTGGTTATAAATCAAATAGTAAAGAAAGAAGACGAAAAGTAATGGAAAGGAGAGGATTTTTAAAGCGTTTATTTGGTGCTGGTGTCGGTATCGCCGCAATGGCTACGGTACCAGCAATCGCAAAAACTAAACAAGAAGAAACATTTACACTTGAAGATATTGCGTTTCGTTGTAAAGGAAACATGGATATGTGGTATCTCAAGAAAGGGTGTTGGCTTGACAAGGAATTGAATGATATCTTGGGGAAAAGGGTTGTTGACAGGAAGTATTTCAGTTATTATGACCCGAGGCGAGACATACGGCTTCCCGTCAAGGAAAAATACACCAGAGAGGATTTTATGGGCGTAATCCTGTGGGCGAAAGCACAGTATGATTTCAATTATTATTGCAACGGAACCGCAAATGGTGGAGTAGAGACTGGCCTGTGCAGGTTTATTTTCGACAAGAGGGAAAACAGTTATCAAACGGAGGTTTATTCAGCCCGAAACCCTAAAAACGATATAGATTTTACTACAAAAATATGAACGAGGAATATTTAGGGTTTGTGGCTGAAATAGGAAGGACGACAGACAGGAAATATATGTACCGTTTTGACTTCACGTATGACCCGGACAGCCTTTGGGGGGAGTTTTTCAATATCCCACCAGCCTGCATCATACCAGACCTTGCCCCCGACCCGAATTGTCTTTCCAGGAGTGCCAAGATAGTGTCCCCCGTTAAGTTGATGACTGCAAAGGAAAATGCTTGCTTCTCAATGCAAGACTGTATAGACGGGATTATACCGTTGTGTTTCAGTGAAATAGACGAAGACACTATTGAGTTTCACCACAAACCGTTAAAATTCAGGTTCGGGGAAAAACTTGAGACAGTTGAGATGAAGATAGCCGAATGCGGACTTCTTAATCTCGGTTTTGAGGAGATTAAGAGAAATGATGAAAACCTTGTTAACGATTTGATTAACAACCTTAACAATAATAAAGATGACGATTTAGACCCAGATGAATTCTAATGAATCGGTCCTGGTGTTTGTCAAGCCGATATGTAAGAACACGGACCAGACATACGAATACGACCTGTTTTTCAGCGACACTCCTGATATTGTTTGGGGTGTTGATTGGGAATGTAATACTCCGGGACTCATATCAAACGATGAAATAACCCCTGATTCAACAACATACAACAAGGTCGTAAGGGTTAAACTCCCGTTTCCTTTAAAAACCATACAGGAAACATACTGCTACTCAATGGAATATGCGATTGCAAGGATTATTGCACTCTCATGGATTGATATAGAGAATATGGAAGAATACCCCGAAAAGGGAAGAATGGTTCTCTACTTCGGGGATACTTTTCAACATGTTCAGGGGGTTTTGAGCGAATTCAATATTGGGATTTAAGACCGTCTTTGAATTGAGAAGATAAATTCACCAACTGAATTTCCAAGACACGCATCTAAATCATAGAACAGATTATCCCTCATACTTTCAACCATAATCTTTCCATCATTTAGAAGAATGATTGTTCCGCTAAGTACGGGGACGCTATATCCATTCTCATCATATGGTGGATTAAACCAAAATTGGAATGGTTCTGTATGCCAGCCAGGTCTATAAACCCTTTCATAGCCATTTTCAATATCACTATCTGAAAAATCAGAATAATTTTCCATAAATTGGTAAATTATTGACTTATCTTGCTGGATAGCGGTATGCTCTTTAAATGCCTCCTTAACGACCGCCTCAAATAAAGTAAAGTTTTCTTTGATTGTCGTTTTTTTATCAATGGGTTCTTTTTCCTCACCGATTCCGTTTGCTACCATATAACTGACAAGGTCCGAATTTTTCTTTTTTGGACCTTCCCATTTGAATATAACATTTTCTTTACCGGCGAGCATTTCGGTGTATTTTATATCGTCTGATGATATAGTTTTTTTCGGAATAATATACGCAACGTCCCAAATTCCATCTTTCTTGTTCCTAAGGACATCTCTCTTCTCCCAGTCTCTTGCCATGTTGACGGCGGTCTGTATTTCATCCATAAACCTTACAGGAGAGCCGATATAAGGAATTTGTTCAGTTAGTGCTGGCTCTTCAAATACTTCCTCGTTTTCTGCACCCTTTGAAATAATTTCATTGAAGTAATCTATATATTTCTTTTGCTGGCCAGAGAAATACTTAAAGTTTCTATTAACGCTATGTCCAGCGAGGTCTTCTTGAAGCTGTTGTGATGTGGATGCTGTACCGAGCCCAAGCAAGTTGTTGAC